CACCTCGATAGTGAGGGTTACCTTAGAACCTATTGCACCAACATACCCACCAGTCGCCTGCTCTACTCGCCGAGTAACGCCATCACGGGCGATAGCTCGCACATAGCAACCTGGGAGACTAGTAATCACCGCAACATCGTAATTACCAACGATGACATCACGATTGGCAATCACCATGGCGTTGTTATCAAATTCGTTGAGATTTTTGCCCTGCAAAATCTTAAACGTAAGGGCCTTGTAATAGCGACGAACCACAGTCGCCTGCTCCCGATCAGCCTCAGTGATGAGGGTAGTATCAGCCAGGCACCGAGCAACGATCTGCCGATTGGTTTCACCGATGGCATCTCCCAAAATCTCTTTGAGGTAAGAACCATTGATGCGTTGTGCAGCACAAGCTGCAGCCCAAACATCATCAGCGATAAGATTCAGAACTGGACGTTGATAGCGAACCATTTGTTTCTCCAATTGATCAGTTTCAATACTACGTATTATATACAGAAAACGATTTATTGTCAACCGTTTTTTATCAGCTTGATGATTTTATTTGTCAGGATACGTTCACGGCTGAATGCCTCTATTTCCCAAGGCCAGTCAAAATAGTCAGTGTAATACTTGCGGCCCAACCACTTAAATCCAACCTCACCGTTACGTTTGGTATAGAGTTTAAGTTGCCCTTTGGCGTGCTGTTTAGCGTGAACCATTTCGTGAGAGATAGTGGTACACAGTTGCTCCAGGGACAGCCGACTGTCAAGGGCCATCAGCAATTCACGGTCACCTGTTTTACTAATGGCGCCGTTCATCCCATTATTCTTGGCCATTCCGGGTACAGTGTAAATGACAAGATTGTAGCGGCTGTTGTCAATTTTTAGAACTTGAGCCAAATAAGAGGCTACCGCACGAATTAATTCTCGTTTCTCAGCCACCTTGTGTACCACTGTAATATTCATCAGGGATCACCTAGCTATGAATTTGTTAAGGACAATGTCGGATTCAGTGAAGGTTCCCTGCAGGGTTTGTGCCAGATCATTCAACTCGATGGCACGAAGCCTAAGCAAATCAATGACGTATTCTTGGATATAGTCCTCTAAGCCATCGTACCAGAGCTTGAGAGATTCCTCGCCCTCATATTGAAGTTTATTTTGTATAAACTGAATATTACCGGGGTCGATGTCTTTTTCCATAAACTACCTACTCTTTTTCACTAGAGAATACGTATTATACTCTACCTGCGATTTACTGTCAACCGTTAAATAACAAATTCCTCGTTCAGCGACAGGATGAGGTCCCTGACTGCTTCCCGATCGTGGCTATCACCCTCGAAAGTTTGCCCTTCAGGCATCCGGCACTTGTAAAGTTGGGTGGCAAAGTTAATTTGGGCTCCGGTGAACCCCAGGGGGTAAACGCCATCGGCACCGTAAAACGCAAGCATATATTGTGTGAACGACATTTCGAGTCCTTTAATTAACTGTCTAAGTATGTATTATAGCACAAACGCCATTTACCGTCAACCGTTTACATAGACCAATACGTCTCCGAACTTGGGTCGCAGCACCAAGGGGTGTCACTATCAATAACCACGTCCTGACCGGACATCAGATTTTTGACTGTCTTTTTAGCAGGATAATAATCAAAACGATAGCCCTTCTTGACAGGATACAAAGACTTCAACCCATCAATTTCTCGGCACATTGAGCGATCATCCCGATCACGCCAAACGGTCGATGAAATCAGACGATCACCTGTCAGTGTGCGCTTGTCTGCTTTGTAAATAGCCATCGTCCAGTCTTGCTTAGTCATTGCTGAGTCCTTTAATTAACTGTCTAAGTATGTATTATATACCCAAAATGATTTACTGTCAACCTCTGCAGCCAAAAAAATACCCTCGAATTCGAGGGCATTTGTGTGTGGTTAACTAGATTACCGTTTGTTAGTTGACTGATTTACAAAGTCATACATCTTTTGGGCGGTTTCTAGAACCTTGTCGAGTCCGGGAAATTCAGGCATACCCACGGTGGTAACAAGTTGCCCTGTTTTCTCATCACGTTGCGCACTAAGTTCCCAACCTTGAAACTTATATTGATAGTCTGAACTAACCATATCCTTAGCCATTGCTAGGATGTCTGTCCGTAGTTCGTAACCGTTCTTGTTAAATTTTATTTCAGGCATCTTGGGGAATGTATTGTGATCCATAGTAGTATCCTTTATTCTAACTTGTTTTTACTGGAATGTCAACGGGTTTTGGTAATGTACCGTAATTAACCCATTCCCAATCTTCATCGGTCATTGGTTGCCATTGACTCATCTCATTTTACTCGCTTTATACGCTTTGATGTCCTGAATGGCTTCAAGGATACTTGCCAACACTTGAATGATTTTGTTCATAGAAACCTCTTGTTTGCTGATAGCTCATATTCAAATGTTAACCGATCAATATCACCAACATTCTGTGGGCTACGGCTGGTAATATATCGTTCTAAGTTAGCGCCATAAGTATTCCTAGATACCACTCCGAACAATGCTTTTAGTGTTTTTAGGATTACCATGATTATTTGGCTTTCGAAGGTTTCATTATCTCATCAAAACATGCCTGAGAAGATATAATTGTTCCAATAGCACTAGAGGCTTTCATTCCTGCGTCAATCGCAGATTTGGTGTATGCACCTTGTGCATCAATGAATGAAGTTAGAGCGTTACTGATACCTTTATGTTGAATATAGGTTGTAACAAATTGGGTTTTGGCCGCTTGAATAGCGTCAACGGCACCGTGAGTGAAGGTACTAAACATATTTTTCTCCTGTGTGTGTAGTTGAGTTTTTACAGAACTCTAACTGTACTACTATTTATGCGTATGTTCTATGTAAAATAGTTATATATTTAGAAATGGGGATTAGCCCCATTTCTCGTCATACTTTTTCATTGCCAATACGCGGGCAAGTAGTAATCTAGTCTTTACATAGTCGGAAAGTTCTTCATCGTCATCTATATTAGCAACAATTTGAGCTTTACGGTAACCAACCTGTAAATCTAGTTCATCAGGACCGATAAAAAAGTCACAGTCCTGAAAACTTAAATTACTTTTTTGCTGGTTCAGCAGCAGGTGCTGACTTTTTTTCGTCCTTGACAGGTGCAGCTGGGGCAGCTGGGGCCGCTTCGCTTTTGGTAGCATCAGACTTCTTTTTTGCCAACTTAACTCCGTCTTTCTTAGCAGCATCAGCTTTGGGGGCTGAAGCAGCGGGTGCAGCAGCAGCCTTAGCAGCAGGAGCAACAGCAGCCTTGGGGGCTGCAGGAGCAGGTGCGTCAGCAGCAAATGCAGTAGCGGTGATTAGGGTAGCAATGAGGGTAGCGATTTTTTTCATTTTGATTTCCTTTAAAGTGAATGAATAGAGAAAATTAATCTCTCTATATATAACGTTTTAGCACATCATCCCGTTGACAAGAATAAATAATAAATGCAATATATCTCTTATTTGGGCATTTACGATGGTACTAATTTACAAGACGCCGGCACACCCGATCAACTAGGCAGAGCATTCAATTCTGGGTTCAGTTGTATGGTTAATGTTTGGCGTGTAGATGACGTATTATACTTGGGTACTGACCAACCACTAACGCAAGTAACCGAACAATATATCCAAGGTTCTCGTTTTTGGATTAATGCGATGAATGATGATATGCAAACTTGGATTGCTGCACAACCAATTAAACTATATCCAAACTATTTTTGGTTCCCCAATATCACCGAGAGCACTCCCGTAAATACCAGTAGTGGGAAAATTATTACTCCCGGACCTGTCCCAATAGACAACACTAGTATTGTATTCCTTCCTGAGATACAAGATAGAGGAATGCTTAGTACTGTACACCTACGCTGCTTTGGGGTATGTAGTACCTACTTGACTTTTATTAAACGAATGCGCAATGAGGGCGCTTGGTATTAGCGTGGTATTTTCACGGAAGCCAGATAACTTTCTAAGTCACCATACAGTGACATCATCATAGCTATTTTGCTATCATAAAATCTAATGTAGGGCTTGTGTGGCTTGACATTTTTCTGCGTATTTAGATAATACGGGCATCTAATTTTTTTAGTCAACTCTAATAGAAAGCTATGATAGCTTTGTCCTTCTTGGACCAAAGGAAAATCATAATATGTAATTTCAGCGAGTGTAAAGGCCGCTACTCCTCGATCAGTAAGACGTAGCCCATCTTGCCTGCCGGTACTCCACCACTTGAATATAACGTCCTCGATCAGCAATTCGTGATCAGTGGACAAATGTTTGGGTATCTCGGCTAAAACAGCTTCAGTAATTTGTTGTTTTATTGATTTACGATTGGTCATCTGGGTATACGCACGACCCACTGTTCATAAACATCACGGTAAACAATGCAGTTTTAAACTGACTGTTAAGCTTCCTGCATAGATTTCTGGCATGTCCAGGATTAGAGAAACTTGTCTTTTTGTATTTAGGAGTGGACTCACTATCCAAATAATGTTGAGATTTCAAATTAATCGGCTGACCATCATAAAACACAGCCCAAATGCCAGAGGCTTCTACAACCTGATCGCATTTATATGTTTTTTTGTCTACCATTTCTAGTAGTACTTTTGGGTGTGTTCGACTCATTTAAAAGATCCGCCTTTAATATCTAGTTGTATGACGGGGTTCTCGGTAGCTGGTTTATCTAAGCTAGACGAATAATGGTCAGCAAGAATCTTTGCTAATTCGTCACGTAGCCCGCGAGCCTCAATGATTGGAATAACAACATCCTTACCCTGCTTACTCTCTAAGATAGAAACTTTATCAATGAACCTCTTCACGTGAATCATAGACTATTTATCACAGTTTCTGCTTCAGTCCGTGTTTTGTAAGGGCCTGAGTACTTATAGCGTTGAATAAAGATGTACTTGGGACAAAAAATAATCTCATTCTCTCCAGATTGGTCGACTACAAACCATCCCGCTACATAAAAACATTTACTATTTGACGTTTTAGTGTATAGATGCACCCTGCGCTTAATATCTAAAATTGAATTATGTACCGGTTCTGTAGTTGGATAATGCGAGAATGGTAGTTCTATCTTTGTTTTATTGGTTTTTAGTGTTTGAAACTCAATACGGGTACTACGTTTTAGTTCAGTAGTGCTAGTGTAATGAGTATTGATCCCGTTTATTTTAAGATCCACCCCAGTACCGTTGGCAATAACATTTCCAACTTTCTTGTCACCGTCAGTGACAACCCAGTATTGATTTTTAATCACCGGTTTTGCAATTAGTGTTTTCATATATTCCATTTTCCTTTAGTATAATCCCAATGTCTATTGTCATATATTTTAACAGAAAATACGTAACTTAGCAAGCCTATAGTTATTTCGGGGCCAGCATGATCCCTACCTCGCCAATGAAGATCGCATTCAAAATAAAATAGATTTTCAGAAAATCGAGTTAGTTCTATCTCCCAGCATTTGTTTTTCGTAATGACTCCACTACGGCTAAAGATACTTTTAAAGGTATCTTGTATCCACGGTATATCAATCACAAATTTACAATGTAGCATGGTCTTTCGTCAGTTCACATACCAACCTAAAATGGTCATATGCCTTTCGAACTGCCTCGTTCTGCATTAGCTTTTCGGCTTCATCTATCATAGCCTGTACGCCAGCTGCTGCACAGTCTTGCACACATTGCCCGCTTAGGGTGCAAAGCTCATCACCAAACTCTTTGGCAAGTTTATTCCAAGCCCTCTGCTGACCTTCTGTAATGGGAGTTCGCTGTGGCTTGAGTTCGCTTGCCTTACTAATTGCCTTGCAGATAGCATTCTCGGCAACCCGTCCTGCAGCAATCATAGCGGCGTGGTTGGGATTGACATTGTACCTACGACTAATCCCACCAGGATAACACATGACAAGATGGTCACCCTTTGGGAAACTAGCCAGATAGTCACCGTCATATTCGGCTATAGGTTTGTACCTATTCCCGACTTTTTCATAGTAAATTTTACTCACAACATATACTTTTTCAAATAGGCAGTAGTCATAGATAGGTCATCGGTATTGGTATTATCATCAATTTCAACCAACAACAATTGAATTAGCTGATCGGCCATTGCAACCTCATCGCCACTCAACGTATCTCGCCACTCTAAATAATCATCTTCAGAATCAATCGCCCACATTGTATCAAGCATAGCAACTTGCTTTGGTGTCAGTCCAGTAATTACAATTCCATTCTTGTCCATGATATTCTCCCAATGTATTATTTTACGCAACGGTGAGGTTGCCTTTGTATGCAGAATTCAACCACTTAGCATATGTTTCTGCTTGCTCACTGATTTTAGTAAGTTCATACTTACCACAGAACCGCATAAGATGCACTCCAACTTGAGGTGTAATATTTCTGCGGACATTGTCGGCGATTGTCTTATCAACTGATTCCTTGATTGAATCAGGTTGGGCAGTCAGATCAATCAAAACACGATTACGTTCATAATCGTCACGTACTCGGTGCTCTTCTCCATTATGATCTACCCAACGTTGTAGCATAATATTATTCCAATTGAAACCCTGCTTGTTGCGGTCAGCATAGGCTTCAATCAATCCAACCTTATTTTTACTGCCCTTTGTGCGGACTCCCGGATACGCACTGAATACATTGTCAGTCGCATCTCCGCGCATACATTTTTCAAATAGATGAAACGCTGGTTCACCCAACAGCTTTGGCTCTTTAGTTTTCTTATCTTTGACAATGCGTCCCTTGTCATCAAAATAACCATCAAGTTTAATCAATTGGCCTGAAACACCATTGTATTGCTGTACATTTTCACTGATCAACTGTACATAATCCGTGTCACTTGAAATAATGTAATGATTGTCATCTGGATGCAGATGCACAAATCGAGCGATGAGGTCATCAGCCTCCGCAGTTGCGTCACGCAGAACACTGACATTGGTCTTTTCACGTAGAAATGTAGTAAACAATTCATACGTTTCCCAGAACATCTTATTTTCTTCCTGTTCCGTCTCGGTCAATGCTTGAGCTACAACAGTACGATTGGCCTTATAAGGTTTGTAATGATCTTTCCGCCACGAGCGGCCTTCGAGGCAAAAGACAACGTGGTCGATTCCAAATTTACGAACAGCCTGATTAACAGACGATAGCGTAAGATGTAGTGCCATTCCGATCTTTTCCCAAGTATCACTGTTGCGTGAGGCAACGTGTCGGGCACGGAAGAAAGTATTTGCGGTGTCAATGAGTGCGTATTTCATATGTATATTATATACTACTATTTAGATTTTGTCAAGTGCATGAAAAGAGACTGTTGAACAACTTAACATTTATATTGCAATTTGCGTAAGAATGATTGCGTGTAGGATCTTTATAATTTAAAATGGGCAAACACATCTTTTGTGCTTTGTACTGCTTAGCCAACTCTCCTTCTACCCATTCAGTGATATCTTTTTCACTTCGTATAAAGGTTAGCGCCTGATCTGCCCTGGAATCAATGTTCCACACACCTACACACCAGTACTTTCTATCTGTAAGATAATCGGGTAAATTACCTTTGTTGATTTCTGCTTGTATGTTTAGAAAAAAATCAATGCCGTGTGAGCTTTTTGGTTTAATGCATCCCCAACCATCACCCCAAGCAAGCTGCCTTCCTAATCTTTCACCGACTGCCTCATTGGTGTTGTCTCCTGGCTCTGGACAGCTCTGACCAATTTTCAAAAATTCGTACTGGATGAAATTCTTACGATACATGATAGCATACGCATACATTTTACGTATACCATTATCACGTAAAATTTTATAAATCTCTTTATGTGATGTTAAACTACCAACATCAAAATAGAAATCTGGTTTATCTAACTGTATATTATCAATCATCAACTTACCTCAGTTCTCCCATTACCCAAATCTCTACTCCTAATCACCCTAACATCTCGGTTATCGGGATCAGCTTGATTTTGTTCGTAGATTTCTAAAGCAATATTCCTGCAGACCGTCTGGAACCACCGGTCCACGATAACCGTATCAGCATCATCTTCACGCATCTTATATCCGGCTTTGATTAGATTCAACAAAAATTTGTCATTCCAATCCAACTCAAATGACCCGTTATTGATATCACTCGGATCAATTTCTACTTTAAGAATATTGATATATGGTTGATTGTTGAGTGTGGCAGTTTCTTTAGCGGTTGGTGGGGGAGGTTCAACCTTTTCAGGACGAGGCTTCCGTGGTTTTTTCTCTTTTACTACAGAAACGGGAGGAATATCTACAGGAGGGGGAGTTACAGGTTCAGATGTAAACCATTTTTTAAATTTATTAAACATTAATTTTTCCTTGATTCTTAGTATATCTATCGTAAAGTTGACGAGACCCTAAGTTTTTAGATTTTGCCTCCACCATTATATCGGCCCAGTCCCAGTGACTCAATGCCCAATCATTAACTGCGTCTGACCACAAATAGTTACTATGGGCTCTGAGCTTTTGTTTCTTGTGTCCAGAAGCTAGTAGAGTGGCAAGATCGGGACGCTGGTCTCCGGGAAAATCTCCGAGTACGTCTTCGCGAGATATACTGTAGTGCATAGTAGGACGCTTACCTCTCCAACTATCAACAATCCTTTTAATACGGTCATCAGATGCTTCAATATATTCTCCTGTATGTACCCAATGGTGATGCACATCTAACACCAAAGCGAGATCGTGTGCCAATTCGAGGCTAGAGTCGATTCCCCAGGTGAGTTCGTCATTTTCGATAGTAATACAGTTTCTCGCCTCCGGTGAGAGACGTTGAAGTGCGGCTTTAATACCGGCTGGACCTTCTCGACCTGATATGTGTACGTTGATTTTAAATTCTTGGAAAGTCTTGCCGTATCCCAACCACCTGACCATATCTGCATGATATTCAAATTCCTCTATACTCTTATTTACTACTTCTTCGCGGCTACTCGCAAGAACTGTAAATTGCCCAGGATGAAATGATAAACGCACATCATTTGCTCGGGCTGTTTCACCAATCGGCGCAAACCATGCAGCCAACATCTTTTGAATGTCAGTAGATTGCCAAAACGGTTGCCAATCTTTGTGGGTGTAAAATGAAAGCATATCACTGGTCAATCGAACCATACGAAATTCAGGTTCGAGCGAACCTATTTTCTTAACTAGATTGTGCGTGTTAAGAATATTGCGTTTGGCAACGTCAAGTATTCGTTCTTCAGCTATAGCACGTTTGTTTCTAGTTGCCCAGGCAAGAGTCGTGCCACCAGTAGTCATTTCGGGTACACTAGAAACTTCGCCCTTGTGGTTGAGTTCACTGAACTTGCAGGCAAAGCCAATGCGCTTGATAGAGGTATTTGTCAAGGTAAATATACGTAGTGATAAATAAGAACTGCAAGTATACTACCTTTTTGCGTACTTGTCAACTATTATGGATAACAAAGGAAAATTGAAATGAAAAAATTATTAGTTATATTGGGATTTATTTTAGCGTTTAATGCACAAGCACAAACTAAAGGCATCACTATATGTGACGGGCAATATGCTTTGTGTGCAGCATCAACTTGTAAGCCAACCGGAAAAACACTTACCGGCACCTCTGGTATAACCTATCCAGAGGTAGAATGTCGTTGCCCGATACTTAAAGGACGTGCAATTGCTGACACTACAGCAGGTAATATGCAAGGGTCTTGCACCGCTACAGATGATAAGCACGTTTGGAGTTTATTTGCTCCCAAACTTTTCTACCCACAAGAGACCAATGACTTTAGCAAAAAGCCAAAAGATATGAAAGCAACACTGCAAAAATGTGATGCTAGTTTGAATCTTGGCAATAAATCTAGCAACTGTTTTAGTTGGAATTGTCTTAAAGGTGTTGACGGTATAGCAGTATGTTCTTGCCCAACGGGACAAGTACCAGCAGCGACAACATTCTTGACAGAAGCAGGACAGGGAAATCCCGATGCTTGCTCTCAGTATCCAGTAAGTCTGCCCATTCAAAACCCACCAGGCAACTGATATAAAATACCATATCACCG